ATCTTACTCTGTCTAATGTAATGTTAAGAGTTATAGGGTCTTCTTTATTTATGATCATAAAAGTCATCGATACTCTATAAAGATTATTATTATAGTCTGGTTCCACTTCAATGTCAAGCACTTTCGCTCTAGGCTCATGCAATTGAATAGCATCCTGAATGTATTGAGAGATCAACTCTCCAGTAGCTGGAAGCATTGGCTCGAATAGCATCTTCTTGATGTCGCTACCCAATGAAGGCTGATACAGACGCTCACCCTTATCAGTCAATATGATGTTCTTTACGGAACGAATCACAGCGTGCTCATTCACAAAGCGAAGAACGTCTTTAGATACAGGATGTGGAACGAGATCAGCCAAGAAGTCAGAATAGATCTGAGTCTTAACATCTGTCGGTGTAATTCTGTCTGCTCTTGTAATTGCCATTTTGTTACCTTAGATAGCGATGTAGCGTACGACGATCTCATCGTCTGTGAATGGAGCCTCGGAGAAGGTCAGTGTTTGAGCGACCACTGTATAGTCGCTGGTTGGATCCTGAACAGCACCGTTGATAGAAACAATAGCATTGTTTGTTGTGGATTCATATGAAAGAGTGAATACCACGTTAGAGCTGTTGCCCGTGAACGTATCGATCGAGAAGTTAACCACTCCGCCAGCACCTCCGGAAGATATCCCAATAAGACCTGTAGCAAGGGCGTGTACTGTTGTTTGACCTCCCGAAGAGGTTCCTGTAACAGCACAGGTTAGAGTACGGCCAAAATCCTCTTGATTAATGGTATACGAGTTTGTATTAGCATTATGAATATTAGCTCTCAGATGCGCCCACTGCCATTGATATGTAAAGGTAGGAGAACCGGTCCACGTTCCAGTCGATACTGAGAGAATTTCTCCGACATTAGCTGTTCCTGTTATCGTGGGAAGAACGGTGCATGCAGGAGCGTTGCTAGTAACATTAGAAGTGAATAAAGTATTAGCCGTGTCCCCACCAGCAGCATTGTCTGCCGATACAATACAAAGGATGGCATAGCCGACATCATTAGATGATGGGACATAGGATGATGCATTGGCACCATAGATAGGAGCATCGTTCTTGTACCAGGAATAGGTATAGACAATGCTGTTACCAGTCCAGACACCATTGTTGACAGTAAGTGTCTGGCCTACTACAGCATTTCCTGTAAGAGTAGGAACTGACGTGTTAACTGGAGGCGGAGCGGAAATAAATGCGTTTACATTATTAGTAAACTCTTCGGCTTTACCAGCATCCACAGAAGAAGTAAACGCTGCGGAGCTCGATGTATCCACTTCGAATGGAACCCCGGTCACTTCGGAGATAGCATTACCAGCTACACCGATGGCCGTGAGACTAGGCCCTACAATAGCGTCTACGGTGTTGGCTGTTTCTTTGATCGTATCAACCAGGTTGTCTGTGAGCTGAATAGCATCATTAACAGCACCAACGAGGTCTGCAATACCCGTTTCGCAGATAAGACCATTTACTTCACTAGCGATCTCAGAAGCAATCTTGGCTACTTGTTTGTCGATAGCGCCCTTGGCTTCTTTAAGTAAAGCGTTGACTGGATCCAGGACATCGTCTAGAGTATCAATAGCGCATTGCTTGAGCTTCGGTTGTATCTCATCAACAGCATCAACGAAGTCATTAATCGCAGTCGCTAATTCGATTGCCTGTCTAAGCAGCTTAATGTAGTTCTCGACCTGGGGTGTAATGGTGCCAGTGACAAGTTTCTTTGCCCATGGAATAATCTTCATGGGGTTGGTAGGGATCTTAACGATAGGGAGATACTTGCCAAGCAGCTTCTTGGCCTCTTCCTTAACATCCTTTACCAGGCCGTCTAACTCATCGCCTGTGATGTTCAACTGCATCTTAATGTGATCGCAGTCGGTAGCATTCTTTAGGTCGTTAGTCAGCTCTCTGATACGCTTGGTGTTAACCGCAAGCGACTCAGATCCTACCTTGTTATTATCTAACTTGTCTGTAATATCTTGATTACAAGCCATTCCGACCCTTAGTAGATGTTAGATACAATGCCCTTTGAGACATGTACCGTTTTGCCAGATGGCGTTGTAAACGAACCAGTGACGCCTGTGCCAGATGCAATTGATCCTAGAACAGTGAGGCCACCTTGTGTAACAGCTACTCCGCTAGGACCCGCCATTGTAATACTGCCACCCGACCTTAATGATATTCCACCTTTACCAATCAAGTTCAGTATACCCTTAGAGGATATTGTAACATCCCCTTCTGTAGCAGAGGTTAGATTGCCTTTTACCACAGCATTCAGATTACCCTGGACCTGAAGGTTGCAATCACCCTTGACGAATATGTTCTTATTCTTCCCGACAATATCAAACGAGTCATCTGGCGTTTTAATAACCATTTGTCCAGTTCTATTTATTTCAATATATGCACCGGCTGTATGATAGATATGAACACGTTCGTTACCAGGAGTGTCATCTAATTCGATAACATGTCCTGCTTCTGTGCTGATAACCTTATTGTATGGATACTCAGCTTTGTAAGGAGAGTCTGGTTCTACTTCCCCTACCTTATCCTTTCTGAGGATCTGCTGACCTCTTGCTAGCTTATTAATAGCATGACGAGCCTCGGATGGAATTGTAGGAACGGATCCGATAATTAATGGCAGTTGCTTCTCTTGTCCATCAATAAAGAATCCTACTACTCTGGATCCTTTCTGTAGGGCAGGAGTCTCTCCGATACCGTCCGTACCAGCAGATGTAACTGGAGTCATTACCTGAGCCCAGTCAATATCGTCTGTCGTCACGTCTGTATCGTCTTCGTGAAGGATACGAACCTTGACACGACCTAGCTGCTTAGGATCGTTGACCTCTTCGACGATTCCAAGGAACCAACGAAAGCCTTCTTCACCAATCGCTTGAGTAGTCATTACGCGACCTCCGTGAATGAGCCCTTAATGAGCTCCAATGCCATTGTATGTTGAGGTCTATCGCCGTTGAGAATAATATGTCTGACTTTCGCCACTAGATAATTACCCGAATCCAATCTGGAAATACCTTTATCATTATCTGCAGTAGTTGCGGCAGGGAATGTACATTTAATCATATCCCCGACAGTAATATCCGAATCACCGTAGATGTGAATCAATACAATATTCTGAGCAACCTTCTGTGCATATGCCTGGAGAATAGAAAGTTTCTCTGGCAGCTTTAGTTGAGGCTTATCAGAAGTCATTACCACAAACTTGGTCTTTGCAGTAGTGCGTTTGTGATTATTAGTAAACGACTGAGTATTCATTGGAGCAGAGCTCTCGTCTGGTGTCCTGAATACACCTTCACCCTGAGTATTGTCGTATGTTCTTTGTTCGATATTACCAGTCAGCAGATCAAATGAATTGACTTTATTGTTAAGACCACCTTGCTGTAGCTTGGTTACAGTATCAGTAAAAGCTATTTGATTGTATGCCAGGATGTTTCTCATAGTAACATTCTGAACAGATCCCTTACGATTAGTATCGAAGAAGAATGTCTTATTAGATGTCTTGGCTTTGTCTAGAGCTTTATTACCATCCTCAATCATCTTTTCAATGGTAGTGAAGTGATAACCGTTTCTATTCTCAAAGAAGCAGAAAGAAGATGATTGGTATTCGTTCGAAATAGCTCTGCGTCTGAGATAGTCAATAGCTTTAAAGGGCTGCATACGAGTGATGCGCCCCTTCTCAATACCAGCAGTCTTGTCTATACGGATTGGCTTTATTGTCTGCAGCTCTTGAGAAAGGATCTGCCCCACTAGTTTGTCTACTGTATCTTCGTACTTCTTTGTCACGAAACGAGTAGAGTTTTTGATAACTTCCGAAGACATCATCTGTAAAGTATAAGTTGCCATCTTACTATTATCAGTAATTTTTAAATTAAACTTCTTATTGACTCTGAATAGATATGTGACACTCTTAGGGAACTTAGGCGATTTAAAAGTAATAGTGACATACTCTTCCCCGATGATAGGGAAGCTCTGGTGAAGACCAATAGAGTCTGCAACAGACATCTCGCAGAAGATAACAGGAGAG